TGATTACCCCGAAGTAATTGATGAAACAAGTTTTTACTCCAATATAGATGACCCAAGAATATATGATTATTATACCTTCTATACTTACGCAGCAGAATATTTTGCAACAACCCCAAGTTCTTTTGCATTTAATTATGCTGAGTTTGCTATACCAGATTGCAGTCAATCATCCCCACCTAATACTTTCTATTGTTCTAATGAATATCCTGTTGTTGGAGATATAATTTATAGTGATAGTTCTTTAACCACGCCATTCGTTGGTCTTGGTGGTGGAGGTTTAGCTTATTATACTTTCAATATTGAAGGTTCAACTAATATTTATAGTTGTGAAATTGATACTGATGGAACAATTTTAACAATAAGTTATTGTGCCAATTATTTTTATGAAATCTGTTTGGCATCAACAGCAGAAGATGCTTGTGATTATCCTTTGTCTTGTAGTGATTTTGGATATTATTATTTTTACAATTCATCACCGCAAGTTGGGGATAGAGTATATTATGATGGTGGAGGTTATATTACTCCTGTTAGTTATGCTGGTGAAATATTATATTTTGGAATAGATACATTAGGTAAGGTATATGAGTTTGATGGGGATACTGCTGTAATATTATCAGTTAATGATTGTGTTTCACCAACCCCTACTCCAACCCCAACGGCAACTCCTACACCAACCCCTACTAATACACCAACAATAACACCAACACCAACTCCTACATATACTCCATACACGAGTCCAAATCCTCAATACACAAATCAAACTGAATTTATTTTAACCGCAACAGGTTCAACTACTCCAGCGGCAGGGGAAATAATTTTTGATACTGCTAATGCTTGTTTTGACCCTAAAACAACTATTATGAGAATATCATATACAGATAGATTGGGTAATAATGTTGAATCAAAAGTTAAATCATATACAGGAGCCACAGGTTCTACAGTTTTATTTACCACACAATTTAATAATAATGGAGTTGTCGATGGGCCAACATTCTATTATCAAACAACTTCATTTACGGATTATGGAACTTATTTAGAGTTAGTCCATACAGTAGGAAGTGGAACTTGTGCCGAAGGAATTTGGGAATTAAACAAAATAATAAAATTGGAAAAATATACATCTTAAATTAGTGTATGGCAAAAAAACTCGTCAAAAGACAGGCATTAGATGAATATGCAAATCTTTTTGTTAAGACACTTAAAGAACAACTCATCAATAACAAACCCTTTTCTAAAAAGGCGTCTGGTCGTCTTGTTGAATCAATCAACATAAAAATTGATGATACACAAGATGGGGAAACAATCACCATTTTTGCCGAGGATTATTTAAAGTTTGTCGATCAGGGGGTTAGTGGAACAATTAGAAAATACAATACCCCCTATTCGTATAGGAACAAAAAACCCCCGATCAGCGTAATCCTTCAATGGACGAGATTAAAGGGTATTCCCCAAGAGGCAGCATATCCAATTCAAAACAAAATATTTAGATTTGGTATTAAACCTACTAATGTTATTGATAAGACATTTAGGGAAATACAATATAGGTCTAAATGGATTAATAAGTTCGAGGAAGAAATCACAAGTGATATTATAGATATGTTTAAAAAAACACTTGGCAAGCAATAATATTTAATTAAAAATATACTATGTCTTATTCTGCTATTACATTACCCCACGATTATATGGCGGCTTATTCAGCCATTCCATTAAAGGTGTATGATACAAATTACGACCAATTAAATCAGTATAAGTATGTGGTAAATGCTGTATATGACGATGTATTCATTTCTACAGCAATCACATATTCATATCAAGGTCAATTACAAACCAAACTAACATCAACAACCCCACATTCGTTTAAAAAGGGGGATTCCATTTTGTTAAATGATTATAACAATAATATCTACACAGGGTATTACAATATCTTATCAATTGTTTCATCTACGGAGTTTGTAATCAATTTGTTTTTACCATCACCAATTCCAACTTACCCATTACGAGCTTCCAAGTTCTATAAATGGAAAATGTCCCCCGATCAAAATGGATATGGTAAATTAGATATGAGTAATGTAATGAAGGACTTGGTGTCTCAAAACCTAACAGGAACTTCTGTAAATTATGGTTTAATTTATGACGGGCCTGACACTAAAAAGTGTTTTGGGTTATTGGCAGGTTATGAAGCCCAATATAAGTTTGAGTTTGAAGATAATATGTTTTTAACAGGGGGTTTTGTTGGGTTCTACAACTCATCAATTACTTCTTTGAATGGTATTCCATTTCAAATAGGACAAGTTATTCAAATCCAACAAAACGAAGTGGCTTGGAACTACACAGGTATTACGCAAAATGGGGCTTATGCCAGATACAATTCTAATAACACACACGGGTTTTCAGCAACTCAACCAATACAAGTTCAAGGACAGACAACTTTAACCCAATACAACGGAAATACAACGGTATTATCAGTTCAATCAACAACATCCCTAACTACTTGGCAGTCATATTGGGGGAACTCAACAGTAGCAGGAACAATATGGGGACAACCAAGACCAGAATATAACACAACTGCTGTAATTACGGACATCTATGTTGATGGAACTTTGGGTGTTGTGATTGAAACCAATTTGGGATTTGCTGGGTCATCACCTGTTATATCAGGAGAAATTACTTATCCAGGAAATCAAACCCCCGAAATACTTACAGAATATAGTGATTACAACGCATTTTGTATCTATAATGCCCACATCAATAGAAATGATTATTCTATTACGGCATTTGACCCTTATGTAATTCAAAATAGACCTTTTTCCGCCAATTCAATATCAACAATCTTGGAAGATGCCACTTGTTATAGAATTGAAAGAAACACAATAGGGTTTTTATTATTCCACACCTCATCGGCATCTTTGATCGACGGGGTAATTTATGAGTTCTTTGATTCCAATTATTCATCATTAGGTAAAATCAAATTGGATAAAAATATAATAAGTCAAATGGACTTCTATGCCCCATTTGGATTAAATCAAATATCCAATAGTTCTTATGTTGATATTACTAATACATTTTCAGCGTATTCGGGTAATGTGAATACTTATGTTATTTATGGTTATGATGCCCCATTTGGAACTCCAACTCAAAGAACACAAGATAGATGTTTTAAATTGAACGATGATTGTTCTATGTATGAAATATGGCATTTGATGTGGAAAGACCAATATGGTTCATTTGTTTCATACCCATTCATTTATTATTCAAGGGACTTTATTGAGGTAGATAGAAAATCATACTACCAACAAGACGGGACTTGGGAATACAACACATTTGGTTATGATGATTATGGAAGGGGTGAAAGAACATTTTATTCAAGAAGTAGAAAGACATACACCCTTAATTCAGGTTGGTTAAAACAATTTGAAGTTCCACTAATGGAAGATTTGATCCAATCAACAAGTGTTTATATTCAAACCCCCGATAATCGTTTATATGGGGCACAATTATTAGATAATAAAATAGAATTGTATAAGGAAAAACAAGAACAAATATATTCTTATACCTTTAATGTTTCTGTTTCAACAAACGAGTTTAGATTTTAATATATGGCATCAATCAATCAATTTCAAATTGTTTCTAATGGAGTTCTGTTAGATAGTTATGACGATTTAGATTTTTCATTCACCTATCAAATTGGGGATATTGAAGATATTACATCTAAAAAGTCATCGTTCTCTAAAACAATTCTATTACCAGGAACCAAGACCAACCAAGATTATTTCAAACAGATTCAGGATATAAACATAGATATATCCAACACAACCTATAACCCAAAGAAATCATTACCTGTTGAGGTTAAAATCAATGATGAGTTAATTTTCAAAGGTAATTTTCAGTTATTAAATATCATCACCAATCAAAAACAGGTTGATTTTGAGGTTGTAATAACGGGTGTATTCAAAAACATAATGGTCGCATTTAATGATTATTACTTAAATCAAATTAGTTTAAGTGAATACGACCATATTAGGAATGTTTCAACAATCACAAATTCATACGACAATAATATTTATGTGAATGGAGTTTTAACCCCATCACAAGTTGGGGAAGGATATACCTACCCTATGATTATCAACGGACAATCACAAGTCCAATTATCAAATGTTGGAGTTGGAATAAACGCAATTGACCTGAATCCTGCGATATATCTTAAAACCTTGATGGATAAGTTATTCCAATTCGCAGGTTTTACATACACATCAAACTTTTTTAATTCCCCATATTTCAAGTCGTTAATCATGCCACTTGAATCTCCACAATATACCTCAAACGATATTGAAAATAGAATTGTTAGAGTGGGGATTAACTCCAATCAAAATTATTCATATCCAGCAACAGGAATATTTCCCCAACCAAATTCAGGTTATTTCCTATCAGCAGCTCTAACATTAGGTGGATTACCAGGTGTTATTCCAATCTCTCCAGCTATGCAAAAAAGTAATAGTTGGTGGTCTAATACATCTAACGGAAAATGGTGGATGAACTTTAATAGAGAAACGGGTTCTCAAGGAAATATTGTCTTTCAGGATAATAATAACCAATGGAGCACAAACTATTTGGGACAAAATATTTGTTCTTACATAAATCAAGTATCGGGGTTCTATTCTATTGATTTGAACTTGGCATTCAACCCATTTTTCGTTCATAAGTTCGGGAATACTTTTAGGTGGTTGTCGGGACAATTAAGTTATATTTGTAGAATCTATAAAGTATCTACATCAGGTCAATTATCAATTATAGCTCAAACGGGAACACAACCATTCACTCCATCCTCAACAGGAGTTTTACCATCGGTTTATTTAGACCCAGTCACAAAATCTATGGACTTGAATGCTGCGAATGTATGGTTAAATGCGGGGGAACAAATTAGAGTGATGGTTCAATTTGTTTATCCAACGAATGTTTCTTGGCAATCAGTTAGTGATAATGTCTTGTTTCAGGCGGTAGTGAATTGTTGTAATCCACAAGCAAACTATTTAGAAATCAAACCAGCAACTACCATTAACTATTCGGTAAATACCCCACTTCCAATTACAGATATGTTGCCTTCTATGAAAATGAAGGACTTATTCTTGGATGTGGTTAAGATGTTTAACCTTATGGTTTATGATGACCCGAACACACCAAACAATTTAATTATTGAACCAAGAGACGAGTTCTTTGAATCTAAACCACGAGTTAAGGATTGGACTTATAAATTGGATTACAATAGCGACATCATACAGACCCCTATGAGTGAGTTAGATGTGAAGTCATACTATTTCACATACAAACCTGATAAGGACTACTACAACACACAATTTACCGAATTGACGGGTAAGGTTTATGGGGAATATGAGATTGATTTTCTAAATGACTTCTCCACCGAAGAAAAGAAACTTGAACTTTCATTATCGCCAACTTTGATTACAGATAATTTTATTGGTAATTCTAATTTGGTGGCACCTTTCTTTTGTGATATAGACACCAACCAACAATTATCCCCGATCAAAGTAAATCCTCGTATATTGTTCTCTAAAAAATTATCAAACTCACCAAGACCATATTTTTTAAGAAACGCACCAGGACAACCTACAACCAATATGAGTTCTTATATGTATTGTGGTATGTATGATGACCCATATAATCCAAACCATACATTAGAGTTTCAAAATAGCGGAGCTCTATATTACAATACTTCGTTGTGTTGTCCTAATAATACCTTGATTAACGAGTTCTACCTTTCAACACTTAATGACCTCACAGATGTCAATTCTAAACTATTGGAAGGGTATTTTCATTTAACTCCAAGTGATATAAATGATTTTGATTTTAGAGACACCATTTTAATTGATAATTCTTATTGGAGGGTGAATAAAATTGTTGATTACAACCCAAATGCTATAGACAAACTAACCAAAGTTGTTTTGTATAAGTTGAATTACTTGGATATATTCTTCAATGACAATAAAGATGTTAGTGAAAGTGAGGTAGATTGTCCTGATGATATAATAGCAAAACCAGCAAAAGGTGGAGGTTATATTTATGTTTCAGCTTCAAATCAACCAATCACCGAATCATGTTGTGAAAACTTTGGGGGTATTTGGTCTAATGGAGTTTGTAAGGCAATACTAACACCAGGAACCCCAACACAAGTTGGAGGACAGACAAGTCCAAATTCAAACACCACAACTGGTAAAGTTGTTCCACAGACCCAAGTAAAATCGGGTGGTATTTATAATGAAAGACCACAACAATTATTAAAGAATCAAAATGTAAATAATTCCAATACCGTAATAATCGCAGGGTCAAATAACTTTGTTGATTTTGGTGTGAATAATGGTATTATAATAGGGGAAAACAACTCGATTGGAAGTGATACAACAAACTCAATTATAGTTGGTGATGGAATTACTAACGCACCATCCAATTCGATTGTTGTGGGGGATATTTTAATCAACACAGATGGTATTAGATATTTGAACCCCTACATAATTGAAGGTGGATATGAAGAAGTTATGGATGTATCAAAAACCAATTTGATTGATATTGTAGATGCGGGAAATGAAAGTGTTAGACCTTTTGGTGGCGATTCAAAACTTCGTCCTATAATTGATGGTAGTGAGCCCCCGATAGTGTAAAAACAAATAAAAAATATAGATATTTAATTTTAAGATGAGTGATAAAACAGAATATAGCCGATTGTTATTAAAGAGAACTGGTATTTCAGGTGAAGTTCCAACAATTCCCCCAATAACAGCAACCACATTAAATGAGTTTAATGCAACCGACCTATTTGTTGGGGAAATGTATGTGAATACCGCAGATGACTTGTTATGGGTTAGAACCGATAGTGGAATACTTCCAATATCATTATCAGGTTCAACAGGAACAACAATTCCTGACTTACTAACAGTATTAAGTCAAGGAAATACAACAGGGGCGTTCCCGATCGTAGTATCAAGTGGTTCAACAATTCAGTATTTAGGATTGAATACTGGTTCGACCTCTACAATACTTGGTTTAGATGCGTCAGGTAATACCATTACAACATCGGTTGTAGGAGCTACACAGGACTTGGATAATGTTTTATCTTATGGTAATTCAACGGGGGCTTACGATATTGTTGTTTCATCAGGTCAAACAATTCAATATCAAGGATTAAATAGTGGTTCAACCACAACAATCTTGGGTCTTGATGGTTCAGGTAATACAATTACAACATCGGTTATTGATAATGACACATACATAACAGGTGGAACTATCACATATATTAATTCTAACGGGACTTTGGACTTATTTGATAATAGTGGTTCAACCATATCAATAACAGGTCTTACAGATGTTTATTCAACAGGAGGCACATATTCTAATGGAACAATCACCATAGATAAAAATGATGGAACAAGTTTTAATGTTTCAGGGTTATTCACGGGTTATACTTCGGTTGTTGAAAGTTTAACAACGGGAACTGGTCTATCAGGTGATACAACAACAGGAAATATTACACTTATCAATACGGCACCCGATCAGATAGTTAGTATTAGTGGGGGAACAAACATTAGTGTTTCAGGAACTTACCCAAGTTTTGCAATATCAGCCACAGGTTTAACAACTCCTGACTTATCCCAAGTATTAGCACAAGGAAATACAACCAACGGATATGATATTATTGTTTCAACAGGGGATACGATTACTTCCCCAAGTGGTGAAAATGAAATATTTTTAGATACATCTGGTAATATGAGTATTCAATCTAATTATACTTTAGGTGGAGCAAATATTACCGAACAAATTAAAATGAGAGCTCTATCTGGTAGTGATGCAGGAATTGAAATAAGTAGTCAGGATACTACAAATACATTTTTAACAAAAACTGAATATAGACCAATTAGTATCACAGATTATTCATTTGATAATTTTGGTTCTTATGTATCAACTATGTTGGAATATTCTGGTTTCACAATAGATTTAACCAACACTTCGGCAGGTTATTTTAAAATAAAAGGATTATTGAATGGAACTGCCGATAAACTATTAGGTCTGGACTCAAATCAAAATGTAGTTCCTTACACAATTCCTTTGGATATTTATTCAACAGGAGGGACTTATTCAGCAGGAACTTTAACTATTGATAGAAACGATGGAAATAGTTTTAATGTTTCAGGGTTTTTTACAGGATATACAAGTGTTGTTGAAAGTTTAACAGCAGGAACAGGATTGAGTGGGGATTCTACAACAGGGAATATTACCCTTATCAATACGGCTCCCGATCAAGTAGTTTCAATATCAGGTGGAACAGGAATCATAACAGGGGGAACATACCCCAACTTTACAATAACAAACTCGGCTCCCGATCAAGTGGTTTCAATATCAGGTTTAACTGGAATTGAGGTTTCAGGTTCTTATCCTAATTTCGCATTAACTAATACAATTCGTAAAGGTTCATTTGGAATCACAATAGATGGTGGTGGATCAGCAATCACAACAGGTCAAAAAGGATATATTACAATTCCTTATGATTGCACCATTACAGGATGGGAAATACTTGCTGATGTTTCAGGTTCAATTGTTGTAGATGTATGGAAAGATACTTACGCAAACTTCCCTCCAACATCAGGAGATACAATTGCTGGTAGTGAAAAACCAACCCTATCATCAGCAGTTAAAAACCAAGATAATTTATTATCAACTTGGACTACATCAGTATCTGCAAATGACATAATCGCATTTAATGTTGATAGTGCCTCCACTTTAACAAGAGTTAATCTTACAATAAAAGTATTAAAAACATCATAACAAATGATTACAGAACACATTATAGACGACAAGTTTAAGTATGTTAGATTTTACATAGACCATCTACCATTTGAGATTAAAACAGAAATTGAAAATGACCCGATTGTTATTGTTGAAGTAAGAAAAGCAGAACTTGAAAAGGATTTTGAAAAGTATGGGGATTATTTACACTCACACTTATACACAGAAAATATTAAACCTGAAAATATAGAAGAATAAAATGGCAGTTAGAACAATTAGTGCGGCAGGGGGAAACTGGAACTCAACGGCAACTTGGGTAGGCGGTGTAATCCCAACAACATCAGACCACGTCGTAGGAGACGCATCATCAGGACAACTTACAGTAAATGTGAATGCCACAGTTCAATATGTAGATTTTAGTGCTTATACACAAACACTCACGATTACGAACTTTTTACAAACTTCATTAGCATCTGCTACAAATGTTTTTGGTTCAGGTATGAGTTTTGCAGGAACAGGAAACTATAACTTTTACAATAGTCCAGGAACTATAATCTATAATACAACAAATAGATTACCAAGTTTGCAAATTGCTAATGGAACAAAAACATTTTCTACTGATGTTTATTGTGTAAATTTTCTAACACAAAATGAAGTCACATATAATGGAAATTCAATTTATATTTCAGGTAATTTAATTTCTAATTCGGCTTGTAATGGAACAACAAAATTTGTAATTGACGGAACAGGAACTTTGACGACTTTAAATCATAATGTAGAAACAATAATAAATACGACAGGAACAACTACATTTAGTAATGTTAGGCTTGGAAATAATGTGAATAATTCAACTACAACAATTTTTAGACATCAACAAGGAACAATAGTAAATCCAAGAATAGGCACATTTTTAAATTATGGGGTTTCTGGTTCAACAACTTTTGATTTAATTTCAGGAACAACTTGGGATTTAACACTTTATTCCCAAACTTCAACACTAACAGTTCCTTCATTAGTCAATTTTACTGGAACTTGTAATTTTGATAATTTTGTTGTTTCTAATACAGGTGGTAGAGGTGATGCTTTTTCTACAACTTCAAGTAATAGTATTAGATTATCAGGTGCAACAATAAATATAAATAATTTCCAATTACAAAATAATTTAGTAAATCCTGCTGGAACTCAAGCTATAGGAGATTTAACATTATTTCTTCAAACAGGACAAACAATAAATGTTAATAGTCAATTTAATTGTAATGGAGGAATAAATTATGGAACAACAGGAACTACCCCTAATGTTGAAATTAGAACCTTTAATTCAGGTTCAACTGCGAATTTAAATATAAATACCAATAATCAATATATTTCATCAACAAGATTTACTGATATAGATTGTAGTGGTGGAAATGCTGTCTATGGGCAAAATCTTACATTAACAAGAACAACAAACATAACTCAATATACTTTACCTCCAACAACAGGTGGAGGTGGTGGTTCATTCACATTCGTAAATTAAAATTAAATAGATATGCCAGTAAAAGAATGCCAAGACAATAATAAACCAGGATACAAGTGGGGTGATAGTGGTAAGTGTTATACTTATGACCCAAAGAATGAAACTTCAAAAAAAGAAGCAAGAAAAAAAGCCAACATTCAAGGTATAGCCATAGGAGACATCAAATTAGAAGGTTTGAGAGTATCTTTTGACTTCCACGATACTTTGACTACCGAAAAGGGAAAAGAGTTGTTAGATAAAGAAATGAAGGAAAGAAACATTATTTATATTATATCAGCAGCAAATAGTTCAAAAGATTTAAATGAGTTTGGAAAAAAATATGGTATTCCCTTAACAAGAATATTTGCCACAGGTTCTAATCAAAAAAAGGTTGATAAAATCAAGGAGCTCAATATAGTTAGACATTACGACAACGCACAACAAGTAAAAGACATTATTGATAAGGAAGATGTCAAAGTTGAATTAATAAAGGTATAAAAACACATCTAAATCACCAATATTTAGATTAAAGATAATATATGGCACAAGAGGCAACAATCAAAATCAATATTGATTCCAAAAACGCTACTAACAATATTGGTAAATTACAAGATGATTTACAAGCGACAAGACAAGAATTAGATAGAGTAATCAAAACCTATGGTGAAAACTCTAAACAGGCAGATAATTTACGAAAATCTGTTGCTGGTTTAGAGATTGAATTGAGTAAATTAGGAGTTGCAAGTAATGAAGTATCTACAAGTAGTCAATCATTAAAGGCTGAACTACGACAATTACAAAATGAATTGGCAAAACTTGAACCTGGATCAGCACGATTCGTTCAATTATCCCAAAGAGCAGGTGAATTGAAAGACCAAATTGCCGATGCAAATGCGGTTGTGGGTCAATTAGCCGGAAATGTTGGTGAAAGATTATTTAATGGTATTACTTCCACAGTTCAAATTGGGGTTGCTGGTTTTTCTGCCGTCCAATCAGCAATCGCTTTAACAGGTGTTGAGAGTGAAGAACTACAACAAACTATGGTTAGATTACAAGCACTTTTAAATCTATCCCAATCACTTCAAACATTATCAGGATTACCTGATGAAATAACTAAAATTAGAGCGGCATTTGGGTCTTTAACTACCGCAACCAAAGCACAGAATCTCGCTCAAACACAAACAGCAGTATCCGCAGGTGCCACAGCAGTTGCTATGGAAGGTGAAGCGGTCGCAGCAACAGGGGCAGCAGCCTCAACAAGTTTGTTTGCGACAGCTCTAAACGCATTACCACTTGTTGGTATTGTGGCCGCAATTGGAGCAGTAGTATATGGATTATATCAATATGCAACTGCAACAGGTGAAACAACAGAACAAAAAGAAAAACAAAGAAAGGAGACAGAAGAATTAAATAAAAAAATACAAGAGGAAAACGAAAATATTGGTGAAAATGCTGGAGCATATCTACCTTTAATTTTTCAGTTAAAAAATACAAATAAAAACTCCAAAGAAAGAAAGACATTAATTAAAGAAATTAATGATACATATGGAACGACATTTAAAAACCTACAAGATGAGACAGCATTTCAATCACAATTAAATATTTCGATCAAAGAGTATATCGCATTACAGGTTTTAAAGGCAAGAGCTCAGGCCAAAGAAAAAGAACAAGCGGCAGCAGTTGGGGCTTTAATTAAGGCACAAGATGAATTGACTAAATTTCAAAACACTTATGCTGGAATGAGTGAAAAAGAAATTGCCGATTACGACCAAAAAAGATATGGAGTTTCTGTTTATAGTGATGGTTTAAATAAATTGACTTTTGAAGTTTCAAGAGCCCAAGCCAAAGCAGAAGAATATGCAATTAGTTCAGGTGATTTACAAAAAGAAATTGATAAATTAACCCTATCTGGTAAAAGATATACAACACAAACTAACCATTCAACTAAATCTACTGATAATAATACAGAAGCAACTGAAAAGTATGCTGATTTATTGGATGAAGTTAAAAACAAAATCAACAGAGAAATTGCCGTTCAACAAACATTAGATAAAATTACAAGTGAAAGGATTGATAATACCCTTAAAAAAGAAGAAAACGCAATCAATAAACAATATGGGGATGAAAGACAAAATATTATAAATAGGGCGATTGAAAGGGAAATACGAGCAACTGAAGAAAAGTTTAAAAAAGAGGGTAAAACAGAAGAACAATATAGAACCCAAATCCAATCAATTAGAGACAACTACCAAACTTACTTACTTGATAGTGAAAAGAACTTATTAGACCAATTAGAAACATTTAGAAAAGAGGATTTAACTAATCTTCAAAATACTTATACACTTCAAGAACAAATTGTTTTAAATAACACACAACAGATTTTAGAAAATACAAGGTTATTGGAATTGGAATATCAAAAACAAGCTGAAATTGATGCTGTTGATGCGACAACCCAAACCGAAGAAGTCAAAAATCAAAAGAAATTAGAGATTAGAAAAAAATATGCTGATCAGGAAATTGCGTTTATCAAATCATTAGCACAAAAAGAACAACAGGCATTAGATTTACAACTTCAACAAACACTAACGAAAGAAGGGATTACACAACAAGAAAAGGAACAAGCCCAAGCCAAGTATAGTCAAGATACTATTAAACTCGCACAGGAGACCGCAGACAAGATAAATGAGATAAATACTGGTATTAAATCCCCAATTCCTGAAACTCCACAAGCGAAAGTTGATTCTGCTGTCGCACAAGCGACCAAATATGTTGATACGATTGCATCACTTTATAATCAATTATCTAATGTAATCCAAATGGCAACAGAAAGTCAATTCGGTCAAAGACAAGATAAGATTGATGAAGCTTATAAAGTAGAAAAGGAATCATTAGAGGGGTCATTAGAACAACAGATAATCACAAGAGAACAATATGATAGTGATATTGCGAGATTAGACCAAAAGAAGTTTGAAGAAGAAAAACAATTAAAGAAAGAACAATTTGAAATCAGTAAGAAATTACAGATTACAAACGCAATCATTCAAGGAGCACAAGCTGTATTGGCGGCATATTCATCAGGGGTTGCAGTTCCAATTGCCGGTATTACATTAGGGCCTATAAACGCGGCATTAGCAGGAGCCATCGCAGCGGCACAATTAGCGGTAATTTCAAACCAACAATTTACGGCAGCAGAAGGTGGTATAGTTCCTGGTTATGGTCCAGGTAATATTGACTCTGTCCCTTCGTTATTGGCACCAGGGGAAGCTGTAATCAATTCACAATCAGCACAGATGTTCCCAAATCTTATATCACAGATTAACGAAGCTGGTGGTGGTAAATCATTAGTTCCTGACCTTCCTCCAAAAAGTGCGTCCCAACAGACACCAAATGTATTCGTTCAAAAGGAAATGAACCAACCAATAAAGGCCTTTGTTGTGGAAACCGATATAAGTGATTCACAACGAAGAATAAACCGAATTAAACAATCGGTAGAGTTTTAATATTTATATCGTATGAAATACTTTTTTAACGAAGATAAACTACCTGTTCTATTATTAGATTTTGAGGAAGAAGTAATGAACTCTGGTATGGACGCCATTTCGTTTGTTGATAATCCCGCAACTAAAATCAAATGGGAGATTTTTCAAGACATAGAAGATAGTTATAACGATTATCCAATATCAGCTCAAAACAACGCATGTAGAGCGTTGAAATACAAAGAAAAACACCCAAACACAGATTGTGGAACAAGAACAGGTTGGGCAAGAGCCAATCAGTTATGCGGTAGAAGAAATATCACAGTAGAAACAATCGCACGCATGGCATCGTTCAAAAGACATCAACAAAACAAAGATGTCCCTTATGATAAAGGATGTGGTGGTCTTATGTGGGACGCATGGGGTGGTGATGAAGGAGTTGATTGGGCCATTAGAAAATTGGAGTATATCAATAACAGATTAAAGGCTTCTTCATTCAACAAGTTTGAAACCATAGACGAAGAAAAAAGATTAGTTAGTTCCCCCGTTATGTTGGCAGACACTAACATTCTACGATACAATCCTGATCTAGGAAAATACTATGTGAAGTTCAAACCTGAAACCATAGAGAAAATGATGAAAAAGTATTTCAAAGAAAACAAAATCCATAAAGTAAATCTAAATCACGACCCCCGATCAAAACAAGACAATATCTATATGGTAGAAAGTTATATTGTTGGGGACAGGAACAAATCAAACTTATTTACGGATTTACCTGATGGAACTTGGGTTGCTACTTTCTTGGTTGAGAATGATGAAGTTTGGGAGAAAATTAAAAACGGAGAATATAACGGATTTAGTTTGGAAGGGTTTTTTATTGAAAAATATGAAGACGAGATGATTTCCAAGATGGAACAAAAAATCAACGAGATTTTGGAAGGTAAAGAAAGTGATGAAGACAAAGAAATAAAAATAAAAAATCTATTAAATATCAAATGAAAAATGTATTAAACGCAATTGGTGTGTTTTTATCACCAGTAATTCCTATGTTGGCTATTTGTTTCTTTTTTGTGTTGATTGACACAATAACAGGTAGAAAGGCCGCAAGAAAAAGAGGTGAAGATGTAAATTCTCGTAGAACAAGATTGGGTGTTGTATCCAAATTACTAACATATTTTTCAGTAGTCCTTTTGGCATATTTTACTGACTACTATATTCTAAATGAAATTACAACTCGTTATGTATGGTTTGATTACTTATTCACTCGTTCTTGGACTGGTGTTTTGATATGGATTGAATGGACGAGTATAAACGAAAATATTAAAACATTAAGGGGTATTTCCCTAAATGAAAAAGCCATTTCCTTCATCGAAGGAGTAAAAAAAATCGTTAGAGAACTAATGGTGATTAAACAACAATAAACAAATAATAATTTAATGTGTATTATGAACGGAAAATCAAACATTATAGCAAAAATTAGAGAACTTTTTGCTGAAACAAAAATGACGGCTGATTACACATCAACCACAAATGACATCATTAGAGTATTCGGTGATTTCGCAGTTGGTAGTGATGTTAAGGCAGTCGCTCAAGGAGAGGAAACGACTTTACCTGATGGAACATATCCTTTGGATAATGGTAAATCAATTGTCGTAGAAGCTGAAAAAATCAAAGAGATTAACGACTTCCCAAAAATTGAAAATATGGGGGAAGATAAAAAAGAAGAAGTGAAAATGGAAGAAGATTACAAAAACGAGATTTTATCCAAACTGATCGACGGAACAGAAGTAAAAGTTTTATCAAAAGGTGAAGCTTTATCTGTTGGTGATAAAGTTTTGGTTAAAGCGGGTGAAGAGTTCATTAAAGCTCCTGAAGGAAAACACGAATTAGAAGGAGGACTTGTAATTTATGTTGATGCTGAAGGATATATCAACGAACTTGAAACAAAAGAAACCGAAGAAAAAGAAGACGAAACTGAAATGAAAACTATGTTTGAAGCAGTATCATCTTTGAAAGAAATGATTGAATCGTTAAAAGGAACGATTACTGACTTGAAGAATGAAAATACTGATTTGAAAAACAGATTTGAGAAGTTCAGTAAATCCCCTTCAACTGAATCAATTACAACAAAACAAGAGAACATCTCTATAACTGCCTCTAAATGGGAAAAAGCAAAACAATTGCGAATTAAATAAACAATAAAAATAAACCTTAAAAAAAGAAAAAAGAAATGAGTTTAAATATTTCAAACTTAACGGCTTATGTGGATCAGCAAAGAATGGCGTTGATTAGAAAAATGGTTTTGGGTGGAAGAAGTATCAACTTCTTTACAGTTCAACCTGACATCAAATCAGCAGCGTCAATCAACACTTTATCCTCTAACCTTGTAGCTCAGGCCGGAGCCTGTGGTTTCACCGATGCTGGAACAACTGACTTGAACCAAAACACTTTGACTGTATGTCCTTTGAAAGTGAATGAATCAATCTGTATCAACGATGTAGAATCTGTATATCTACAATACTTGGTTGCACCTGGTTCATACGCAGAGAACTTCGGTTTTGAAGAATTATACGCAGAAGACAAAGTTGCGAACATCTCTTCATTAATTGATACTTTGGTATGGGTTGGTGATACAAACCTTACAGGTCAAACTTCATTATGTGATGGTCTAATCACATTAGGAGAAGGGACTTATTCAGCTTCAACAGTAGCGGGTAATATCTCATCAGCAACAGCTATTACAGCAAACAACATCATCGGTTTAGTAGATGATATGGTGTCTGTAATTCCTGCAAACATAATCGACAGAGATGACTTGTATTTATTTATGGGTTATGACACTTACAGATTATACGCATTAGCGTTGAGAAACGCAAACTTGTTCCACTACACAGGAGCAGAAGACCAGGGAGAACAATTCTCTCAAATGGTTCCTGGAACTAATGTTAGAGCAATCGCTGTAAAAGGATTGAATGGTTCTAACAAAATGTTCTTATCCGCCAAAGCAAATATCGTTTATGGATGTGATTTATTAAATGACTATGAAAACCTACAAATTTTCTGGTCTAACGACCACCAAGAAGTAAGAGTAGTTGCTAAATGGAAATCAGGTGTGAATTGTGCATTCTGGGATTATGTAGTATTATTCTCTCTATAATCTAAATTGAAAAAACAAAGGGGGTGAAAGTCCCCCTTATTAAAAAATAAACAAAATTAAAAACAAATAATATGAGTTTTACTTGTAATTTGAATGATGGATATGTTTTAGGTTGTTCTTCAATCGGTGGTGTAGAGAAATTATGGATCGGGGAGTGGTTGCCAATCACAGCATATACACAAGATGCTTGTGGTATTATCACAGGTTTAACTGCAGCAGGTTCTTTAAGTGTGTATGAGTTTGAACAAGATATAGAACATGCCGGATTAGTTCAAACAGGACAATATTCCAGAGAAAATGGAACAGTATTCTACGAATCAAATATGTCAATTAAATTGATTGGACTTGATTGTAATGTAAGAAACCGAATGGTTGAATTGGGTAGAGCCCCATTATTCGCAGTTGTTAAATCAAACGCGGGTGATTACTACTATTTAGGTTTAGAATCAGCCGGTAGAGCGTCTGCTGGTGAAGCATCTTTGGGTGTTGCACTTGGAGATATGAACGGATTGTCTCAAACTATCCAATGGAAATCTGCGAATGGAGCGTTTCTTATTGACCCTGCATTATTAGGAACTACAATTACTATTAACTAATTGTAATCAGGCTCGACCTGTCTTTATATGTGGATGAACCCCCTAATGGATTTTAGGGGGTTTTTTATTTACATCCAATCATCTTCAAAATAATCGTCGTTATAAATAGTTTCCATTACATCACCAAATAACTCATCAAATTCATTGTAAAAACCCGTTTCTACTTGTGATTGAGTATATCCTATTGGAATAGGTTTTTCATCCTCCACACACCAAGTTTCGTAGTTAAACAATACTGCTACATAACCCCTTCGGTTAAGTTCTTTAATCATTTCGTTTGTCGTCATATTATTTGGTTTAAATGTTTCTACAAATATAAATACTTCAGTTGATATAAACAAACAATCTATTAAAATATATGATATTTCTTTTTGGCTTCTATATAAGTATTTCTTGCTTCTTCTTCTGTATCAAAAACTCCTAAATGAGTTAATTTACCATTTATCCTAATTAATGATTGCCATTTTTTCAATTTAGGTTTCCAATAATATCCTTTTGAATTTCTATTTTCTGCCTGTTGAACTCTGTTTGATATTCTTAAATTAACTATTCTATTATCATTTTTAATTCTATTTTTGTGGTCTAGTTCAATAAAATCAACATTATCATAAGTCATAAACCAAGCGAAGTGATGTCCGAACAATTGTCCTGAAAAATTTTGATTATTTAATACTACATAACCATTCTTATCTCTACTAATAATTTCCTTACCTCTAATTCCATATATCTTGCCAGTTTCAAGGTCATAAGAATATCCTTTTAATTTTAATAATATACATTTTTCAAGTCGCGTCATAAACAAATATACTAAAAAAATATTTAATTAAAAAATATCAAATGTTAAGCATTCCTAACTACACAACAGGTTTAACACCATTTACTTTGGTTGAGAATACCACTTTAACTGGAACAACATATTATATTTTAGATTTGTTCTCAAAACAGAAAGATGCGACTACTTTATTATTTCTAACCGGAGATACATCTAATAATACTATAAGGTTCAACTATTATCCAATAGATTTAACCCCGTATAATCTAATAGAAGGTCAATATAATTATAGAGTATGGCAAACATCAGGTAATACTTTATCAGTTTCAGGTCTAACAACCAACGATATTGTTGAAGATGGTTTGTGTTATATTTATAATAGCGGATCAACACAATTCCAAACTTACTCTCAACCACAAACTAAATATGTTTTTGAATAAAATATGAAAATAGAAAAAGAAATTAAAACCGAAGAAAAACAACAAGTAAAAATATTCTCATTTACGGAGGCATACCAACCTCCCGTATATAATTTTGTTAAAAAAGGTGATGTGCATTATCTTTCATTCGGGCAAGATAATTTATATCCATACTACTTGTTAGATGTTTATAACAATAGGGGTTCATCTTTACACCGAGCAATTATCAACAAGAAGTCCCGTTTGACTACAGGATTTGGTATTAAACCTATTATTGACCCCAATTTATTAAAATGGGCTGATGATAATAATTTAGAACAATTGTATAAGTATATTGGAAAAGATTTTGAGATATACAACGGGTTCTGTATTGAAGTTATTTGGTCTAACGATGGTTCTACTTGTAAATTGAAATATCTTCCATTACACGCAATTAGAATCGGTTTGAAAAAAGAAGAAAAAGAAGCTGATTATTATTGGTATTCGAGTGATTGGGCACATTTCAAAAAAGACGAACACAAACCAGAGTATATCAAAAAGTATGACCCAAGTGATAGAACAGGTCGTCAATTACTTTATTACGCTGAACCGAACCCTTCTTATTCACATTTATACCCAATTCCAAATTATTCAACGGCTATGAATTGGGTTGAATTAGATTATGAAATAAGTGTATTTCATTTAAATCAAATCAAACAATCATATACCCCTTCTATGTTAATCAATTTTTCAACAGGTATTCCAACACCTGATGAGATGAATACGACTTGGAGAGAGTTTGAAAGAAACTTTAAGGGAACATCTAATTCAGGTAAGGTTATTTTAACTTATAGTGATGGGAAAGAACAAGCACCCGAAATACTACCAATCAATTTGAACGATAGTGATGAAAGGTTTATTATGTTGGCCGATCAGGTTAGAGACCAAATTACTCAAGCCCACGAAATGCCACAACAATTAGTTTCATTTGTTCCTGGTAAATTGGGTGGAACTGACGAAAGAAAAGAATTAAGTGCCGAGTTTCAAGTGTTTTATACGACAACTCGACAAGAACAATTAGAATATGTAATCAATAGTATCGCTTATGATTTAGGATTTAGAGAAGAAATCAAATTGAGACAATATAGCGACGCTGATGAAACAGGACTTTTAACCGAGAATAAACAAATAAATACAATATAAGATGTCTTACACCCCAATAGTTCAATTTATATCAACAGAATATTTAAGACAATCAGTTCCAATCGAACAGAATGTGGATGATGATAAATTGATTCCATTTATTATTCAGGCACAAGATACATACCTTCAACAATCAATCGGGGAAACAGGGTATAATGCTCTTAAAAATGGTATTACAAATAATACCCTAACTAATGATGAAACGAGTTTGATGAGAAATTACATTCAACCATTAGTGGCTCAATATACATTCTACTTGTCTTTACCATTTATTGCGTTCAAGGCAACCAATAAATCAATTTCAAAAGAATCAAGTGAATATTCAACACCAGTTGATTTGGAGGAATTGAAGTATTTAAGAAATAATGTGAAGGATGTGGCCGAGTTTTACCAAAGAAGATTAGTTCAATACTTATTGGATTACCCTTCTATGTTTAGTTGGTATGCTAATCCAAACTCAAAAGACAATTTATACAAAACCACACAGGCTTATTTTAACGGAGTTTATACACCTTATCCATCTACTAACTTGGGTTATAGAGTTTGGAGTGAGCCATACGGACTACAAGACCCGTGTTCTGGTTGTGGAGGATGGACGAGAGGATATTAAAAATTAAAAATATTATTTATGTGTGATTTATCAAATGATTATACTTTGGAGGAACTTATTTCACATCCAAAATTAACGGATGAGTATAAGTTTGAGTATGTTAAAGAATTATTATGGGAAGAAGATTTTGTTGAATGGTTTGAGACATTAGATAATCTTGGAATATCCATAGATAGTTTGGGTCTAACAACCGAAATAATTGATAATGTAGATTATATTTGGCAAATAGACGATAGTGATTTAGTCCCATCTCAAACATTTAGTGAAGAGAAGTTCGCAGTTATGAACTTATATCGTTATATCTCCACACAATATGGGCCAAGTAATATTGGCCCAAAGACAAGACCATTTTGTAAAACCCTTGTTAGTAGAACAAATCTTTCTTTAATGAGAAAACAAGATATAGATATGTTAAATAGTTCTAACCCTGGTTTTGGTAAAGGCGGATCAAATACCTATTCGGTATTCAATTGGAGGGGTGGTGTTAATTGTAAGCACATTTGGGTTAAGTATAAGTTTGATACAACAACAAATAATTTGATTAAAGCCCCATCACAAGACCAACCACGAAATATTGTGGTAAATGGAAGAGTTCCATATGCAAACGGAACAAATTATCCTGACAAGAAATAAAAAACCCCTAAAACCAAAGTGTTAAAGGGGTAAAAGTTGGGAGACTTATTAATACAAATCTACATATACATATTCATTTATAAATACTTGATAAATCAATTTTTTTGACTTTGAAGTATTTTTTTATTTCTGTTTCATTTCTTGGAATCAAATAACCTCTGGTGTTTGATCCGTCGTCCCCACTTTGATAAGTTGTTAAAAAGGTATATTCTTCAATTAAATCTTTTAGGTCATCAGTTTTGATATACCAAATCTCTTTTAAATTGTGAAAATAATTTATCCACCAGTCAGCCTCTGTCGTTGAAATACCTGATGGTCTGTTTTTATATTCATACTCGACAAAAATGTTTCCACTATCTTTATCTGGTCTAACATAGAAATCAGTTTTAACCTCAAAAGACCTGATTATAGCATCCTTTTTAAGTAATAAGTCATATTTACCATCATCTCTTTTTTCAAGTCGTGTATAACCTTCTTTTTCATATAGAAGTGATATTTTAATTTCAGTCTCATTTCCCTTTTTTAAATCTCCCCAAAAACTCATAACTTTATTATTTCGTAATTTTTATATTTTGTTTTACCCAATTTAAAACCTAAAAGTATTTTGTCTTTCGACATACCTGTTTTTCTTGTTAATTCATTTTGAGATTTAATACCAATTGTATTTCCGTTCTCATATATTAATAAATACTTGTAATTTGGGAAAAGTCTAAATTTTATTTTACTTTTTAGATTTGTGTGAATTGCATATATTCTTCTTTCATCTAAATTTAATTCATTTCCTATATCTTGAAGTTCATATCCTTTGAATGTTAAATCTATAAGTGTTCTTTCTTCATAACTAAATTTGTTTGATTTAAGAAGGTTTTGAAGTTCATTATATCTTATCTCCTTATCCATATCATTTTCTATCGTAGGATAGGATAAAATCATAGTCTCGTTGAAGTCTGGTTTATAATCTACCAAGTTCTTTTTGGTATAAAGTCTATAATGAATGAGGTTTTTGATACTTATAAAAATATAATTTTTATTTTTTTCAATTTCAGTAGATAATACACCTTCTTCTTCTTTTTGAAATAATTTAATAATTATATCTTGGATCAAATCCTGTTTGTCCTCAACCCTCATTTTATACTTGTTGAAGTATTGATTAAAGAGGGAATTGATATACTTGTATAGTTCGGTGTAATTCATTTGTAATCTTCAACATTCAAACCAAGTTTAATTAAATCTTCAATATCTTTTTCACTACTTAAATCAATACCTAATGATTTCATATAATTATCATAAGCAGCATTTGCATTTAATTTTTCTTTTAATTTTTCTTTTACTTTTATTTTTTCTTTTACTTTTACTTTTAATGGTTCTTCACAGGTTTCGTTTAGGTTTTCATTAGGTTTTTCTTGGGTTTCTGTTAGGTTATTTACAGGTTTCTTTGGACGACCACCTTTTTTACCATTTTCAACAGAAGAATCATATTTCTTTTGGACTTCGTCAATTTGATTTTTAATTAGTTTCCAAATACTAATCAAATAACCTTTTGATAAAATAGGGTCTTCAAAGTATAATGCATAATTTATGATGGATTCATACATAACACATCTATCTTCAAAATCTAAATCTTTGATACTATCATCAAATTTTTTTAAAAAAATAAAACCAGTTCTTTCTTTCATAATTTCTTAAATTAAAAAACCCCCGTTAAAAGTAGGGGCTCTCAAATCCTAACATTCAACGAGGGTATTGTTTATATTAAATATCTTTCGGTTGAGAGCCGTATTATCATAAATATACCATACTTTTTAAAAAGTTTCAATACCATTAAAAAAAAACTAATTTTTTTTATAACACATATATTTATTAAAAGATGAACGATAAATTAAACTTCATTTTAGATTCAATTAAAAACAATCCAAACGATATGGACTTGGGAGGTGAGATTAGAGCTATGAAACATTCTTTATTTGAAGAGGCTATAATCACAGACGACCCCTTATTTGAACTTTTATTTGCTCTTATAGACATATACCCCAATGATAGTGAGTTAGGGTCTAAAATAAGAGGAATACAACATAAAATCAAAGAATATATGAATGCTTGATAATATATTAAAAGAGATTACTTCACGGGGGACTATCTACGATGAAATAATAAATAACATAATCCAACCTAACTTCCACTTAAAACCAGAACTGATCAGCGAAATAGCATTATCATTTTTGGAAAATAGAGAAAAGATTGAAGGTGTAATAGAACAGGGATACTTTGTATATTATTTTATTAGAACCGTAAAGAATCAAATACATTCCAAAACAAGTGGTTTTTATAAGAATACACGAATTAAAGACAACATTTCCATAGACAACATCTACTCCATAGATGAAAGTGATTTAGAACAAAAAAAACAATTAGAAGAATTATACCAGTTGATAGACAAATCATATACCAAAATCCCCAAAACATATTTCCAAGAATACTTATGGCATGAGTATTTCACCTTAAATAAAACCCATAGACAGATTGGGTTGGAAAATGATATAAGCCATTGTCTATCATTCCACGAGATTAAAAAAATTAAAGAAAAATTGATAGAACAAATTAAAAAACAAATTGATTCTTTTTAAAAAAAGTCGTATATTTATTAAACAAACGACACATTATGACAAAGGAAGAATTATATGAGGAATTATTGACTGATGAAAACTTTATTAGGTTTTTATACGAACAAAAACAATTAAGGATGAGACTTATGGAAGAAGAATTACAATCAACCATTACAGATGGTGAGGTGATTAAAGCCGAACCGGCAATTGAAACAGGATTAGAGGATAGTAATAACAATTAAAATAAAAAAAAAAGATGGGACAGACAAAAGAAAGACAAATTTCGACACAATCGAATTTAAAATTGGTAGTAGAGTATATGAACTCTTGTGATAAATGTTTATCATTAGTAGAACTAATCCAAATCACAACGGTATTAAATGACTTTGTGGAAAATGGATACACAAAAGAAATTAAAGACAGATTTGAAAAGATAGACCAAATCGTTTTTGATAGGAAGCCATTATAATAATGGTTAGGTTTTTTTTAGTTTCCATATGAATTAGGGGGTTCTCATACCCCCTTTTTTTATTGTATAATTGATTTTTTTTAATCAACGATATATTTATTTAATAAACACATATAACATATGATAAAAAGGGAATATTACGACAGGGTATTCTATCTCACCCAACTAAAACGAGTAAGCAGAGACGAAGTAAAAGAGATGGAGACAATCATTAGAACATTCAACGATAGATTTACACTATGTAGTAAATGTGGAGCCCAAATTAGACACGCTCAAAGAATACTTCAAAATTGGTTAAATCAACAAGAAATAATTGAAGATGTAATTTCTTCTATTGAACCAAACCCTGATCCAGTATTAGTTAAAGAAGCCAACCTTGATATTGATGTTGATGAGGTTGAGGCAGAAAAAGTTGGTTGTTTGAAATGCCGATCAAAGAAAAAAACAACAACCACAACCACTAAAACTACAAGAAAACCAAGAATAAAAAAGTAATGGAAAAAGTAAAATTATTAAAAGGGGACAATAGAGAACTCCTAAAAACATTAGAAGACAATTCAATAGATTCAGTTATTACTGACCCGCCATACGCTCTAACAAGTATTAAAAATAGATTTGGGAAACCAGGTTCAGCAGAAGCCCAATATGGAACTGATGGAGCATTTCAAAGAGCATCAAAAGGATTTATGGGAAAAGAGTGGGATAGTGAAGTCCCATCAGTAGAAGTATGGAAAGAGGTTTTAAGAGTGTTAAAACCAGGAGGCCATGTATTAGCATTTGGCGGAACAAGAACTTATCACCACCTCGTTATGAATATGGAACTGGCAGGTTTTGAGATTAGAGACAGCATTTCATATATGTATGGTTCAGGATTTCCAAAGTCCCATAACATCGGTAAGGCTGTTGATAAGTTAAATGGAAATGAAAGAGAAGTTGTTGGTGAAATGAGAGCAGGACAAACTGCTATGGGTCAAGGTAGTGGTTGGAACAAACACGAAAACAGAACTGAAATAGAAATTACCAAAGGACAAAGTGAATGGGAAGGTTGGGGAACGGCATTAAAACCTTCTATGGAGTTGATATGTTTGGCAAGAAAACCTTTAACTGAAAAGTCAATTGCCGAGAATGTATTAAAACATGGAACAGGTGGAATAAATATTGACGATTGTAGAGTGAAAATTGATGGTGAAGATGATAGAAGTGCCGGTAAAAGAACTTGTAATATATTTGATGAAATTAAAGTAAGTGGTGGTATTGATAGTCCAGAATACATACCATCACCAGAAGGTAGATTTCCCGCCAATACCATATTGGAATGTATTTGTGATGAACCACACACCAACCATGAATGTCCTTGTTATATTTTAGACAAACAGAGTAAAGGTTCAAGTAGGTTCTTTTACACAGCCAAAGTATCAAAGAAGGAACGAAATATGGGGTTAGATGGATTTGAGGAAAAAAGTTCAGCATGGTTGTCTCCTGATAGTAGAACAAATAAAGACAATTATGAAAGAACTTCACCAGGAATGGAAAGATTTAGACCTCAACCAAGAGCCAATAATCATCCTACGGTCAAGCCAATAAACCTAATGACTTACCTATGTCGTCTAATAACACCACCAAACGGCGTAATCCTTGATATGTATATGGGTTCAGGTTCTACTGGTATATCAGCACTTATTGAAGGATTTAACTTTATAGGAATGGAAATGGATGAGGACTACTTCAACATCGCAGAAGCAAGAATAAACAATTACGAGAAGTATAGACAATTTAAGAAATGATTAAGAACTTATTTACAAGAAAACCAATTTACCAAATTACATTATCATCTCTTCCAACCCAAGAGGAGTTTGAAAAAATTAAAAAGGATTTAAAAGATGAACTTGGGGATGAATACAAAGTTGTTATTGTGGTAGATACATATAAAGTTCATACTGAAACAAAAATACTTAAATAACAAATATAAAGAATAATATTTATTTATATGAATAATTTAAACGAAAGACACAAAGCGTTTTGTGATGAGTATTTGGCAAATGGTATGAACGCAACTCAAGCGTATAAGAAAGTTTATAAGGTGAATGATAAAGTGGCGGGAGCAAGTGGGGGTAGATTGCTTGAAAATGTTAAAATAAAAGAATACCTTAAAGAACAGGGAGAAAAGACCGCAGAACGACTACAAATAACCAAAGAACAACTCCTATTAGATTTGGAGGATATTAAAAATCGTAATATGGGAGTTAGGGATTCACTTTCAATTAAAGCAATTGAGGTGATGAGTAAGATGAGTGGATTTGATGCCCCGATCAAACAGGACATCAATATAACCGAACAACCATTATTACCTGACGATGAGTAAATGAATTATAAACAGACCACATCATTAAAGAAAATAAGACAATTAAAGAACCGAATTAAAGTAATACAAGGGGGTTCATCAGCAGGAAAAACTATTGCCATTCTTATTTTACTTATAGATAAATGTATTAAGACCCCCAAGTTAGAAGTAAGTGTCGTTAGTGAATCAATCCCCCATTTAAGAAGGGGGGCCTTAAAGGACTTTCTAAAAATAATGAAGGACACAGGTAGGTTTATTCCACAAAACTACAACAAGTCCCTTCTACGATATGAATTCACAAATGGGTCTTATATGGAGTTCTTCTCTGCCGATAGTGAGGAAAAACTACGAGGTGGTCGTAGAACAATTCTATATGTGAATGAGTGTTCTTCTATTGATTACGAATCATACCTTCAATTAGCGATTAGAACAAGTGGGGACATCTATTTAGATTATAATCCATCACAGAAGTTTTGGGTCAATACAGAACTGATCGGGCAACCCAACACAGATTTTATCATTCTAACTTATAAAGACAACGAGGCATTACCTGATGAGGTTGTAATGATGTTGGAACATAATAGAGAAAAAGCCAAGACATCTTCATATTGGGATAATTGGTGTAAGGTTTATTTGGATGGTCTAACAGGACAAGTTGAAGGAACGATATTTACTGACTATGAGGTGATTGATAAAATCCCCGATGAAGCCAGATTACTTGGATATGGGATGGACTTTGGATATTCAACTGACCCATTAGCCCTGATCGGTCTATACAAATACAACGACTCAATCATAGCAGATGAAATCATTTATCAAAAGGGATTACTCAATAGTGAGTGTTCTAAACTGATGAAGGATATGAAAGTAATGGGGGAAATATACGCAGATTCAGCAGAACCCAAATCAATTGCCGAAATCAAAAAGTATGGATTTAATATCAAACCAGTAGAGAAAGGTAGTGATAGTGTGAATTATGGTATTCAAGTTCTTCAACAACAACATATTTATATTACAAAACGAAGCACTAATCTTTTAGAAGAACTACAAAAGTATATGTGGAAAAAGAGTAAAGATGGGGGATATGAGAACACACCAATTGACGCATACAATCACGCCATAGACGCCTTACGATATATCGCGATGATGAAGTTGGGTCAAAGAAAAGAAGGTAGTAGAGCTCCTGTAATGAGATTTATGTAAATGGAAACAAAACAAATAAACAATATATTTATAAGAAAACAAATGAAAAAAGAACAAACATTAGGTATTTTAAGACACTCCCTAACATTTTTGGGGGGATTGTTGGTTATGAAAGGAATTATTGACGAAACAGCAGCTACCGAAATCATAGGTGGTGTAATAACATTAGTAGGGGCGATGTGGTCTATTATTGAAAAAACAAAAAACTATGATTAAAGTAGAAATAGAAATTGATGGTGAATTAACAACATATTCATTTCCTACTTCTTGGGACGACATAACAATATCCCAATATCAAAGGTTATACGAAATCCCAAAAAGAGAGGTAAATGACCTATTCTATTATTTTGATGTATTACATGCCTTATCCAACATAGAACATAATGTTTTACAACAAATGAGTTTTGATGACTTCAAACAACTAACAGAACAACTACAATTCGTATTCACCCCAGTTGAAGATAAGAAACTAACGGCAATAGAATTGGATGGGGAGATGTATTATATTCATACAGACTTCAATAAATACACAGCAGGAGAGATTATCACAATAGACACAATACTTCGTCAATATAACCACGATTATATTAAGTGTATGACTGATTTACTATGTGTATTTTTAAGAAAAAAGATAAACGATAAGATTGAACCATTTACCACAGATTTATTGAATAGAAAGGAATTATTTTCCAAGATTAAAATTGGGGATATAAATAGTGTGTTCGGTTTTTTTTTGTCTGGAAAAAATTCGTTAGAGAACAATATAAAGGACTCTATAAACGAGACATCCCCCAAAAAGAAAGTAAGTTTAAAAGAAAGTTAGGAGAAAATAAAAAATTGGATGACAGGTATAGTTGGTTGGATTTTGTGTATAAATTGATGATGGACTTGAAACTAAAAGAAACGGAGGTATATGAAATGAACTACATTCATTGTCTAAACTGGTTGAGTTATTTTAAAAACCTTGAAGATATAAAAGATAAAAATAAATTATAATGGCAATTACAAACATAATCACATTAAATCAACTTGTTAATTGGTTTAGCGACTTCCAACAAAGACATTACTTTTTGAAGGACTTTGGATTTGGGGAAACCTACGATATTGGAACATCAAGACAAATGACTTTCCCTTATATGTGGGTGTCTTTGAACGACAACTCAATTATCCAAGTTGGATCAAACAACAGGTCAGCAATCCCCCAATTTAGTTTTTCTGTGATGTTTATGGATAAGATAAACATTCAACCCAACTATTTTGATACAAACGGATTTAAGAGTGATAATTCACAAGAGATATTAAGTGATACGACCCAATACTTACAGGATTTAATTATTGAGATTCAACAAGACTGGCAACAATACGGGGTGTTGTTTGCAAGTGATGTGTCATTTTTCGCTGTGGTAGATGAAACCCCCGATAAATCAACAGGAATTGTGGCAAACATCACATTCAAACTAAAACAAGTGAATTGTATTATCCCTGCTTCACCACTTGGATCGACCACAACTACAACCACAACTTGTCCTCAAACACAACAATTCTTGGAAGTGAGTGTGTTAAATTGTAATAACTTCCAATTATCATTATGGAATGATAGTGGATTTACAAGTAATGCAACTGCATTATGTGATTATGTAGTTAGTGGAACTGCTATTGGAACATCGGGAACAACATATACGGGAACTGAAACAATACTTCAGGGACAACACAATCATAACTTCAACCTGAACCCAGTATTACAACCTGGCGAATGTGTTGCAAGTTTCCAAGTCCATAGTATAGATACTTCACAATGTATCTGTCCTGTGAATGTAGATTTTACACCTTATCAATAAACGAAAATAAATACATTATGGGAATTAGAATAATTAAAGACGGACAGGTAGTCCAAGAAGCCCCAAAAACTCAATTAGAATTAAAATTAGAGGAATTGGAAAGAAGAATTATTGAATTAGAAAATAAAAAAACAAGAAAGAAAAAAAATGAAAATTGATTTAACAACTTTTTTCTCATCGTTAGGAATAACAGGAGGGAACACACAAGCCACAAACTTCTATGAGTTTTGGAAGGGTATTATTATGAATGGTGATACACAAATAAATAACATTACAGAGTTTATGACTTATTTGGGGACAAATCGTTATGAGTTCTTCAAGTCATTAAATAGTGATTACCCCGAAGTAATTGATGAAACAAGTTTTTACTCCAATATAGATGACCCAAGAATATATGATTATTATACCTTCTATACTTACGCAGCAGAATATTTTGCAACAACCCCAAGTTCTTTTGCGTTTAATTATGCTGAATGGGCTATACCAGATTGC